AGAACCCAGCAGCGTCAAGGATGCGGCCGACCCTCACATCCGACCGTTCGCCGTCGCCGACCGCAGTCACCGACGACCCGTTCCACTGCGCGACCAACGACGACCGGTCAATGACGGTCAGCACCGTGACGGCGTCGTAGCCCAACTCAGGGAACTCGTCCTGCCAGTCCTCCACGATGCCGCAGAACAGGTTGTAGTCGACGCTTGACCACGTCGCCTTCAGGCGCACGCCGATCTCCGGCAACACCTGCGACACACCGCCCGACACGTACGGGCCCGACAGGTTCGCCGGCGTGAACCGGCCGTCACGGTTGTCAAGCACGATCGTCGCCGTACCCGGCGAATAGCGGCCCGTCTCGTCCGAGCTCGGACGGTTCGTGTCGCACGACCGCACGTAGGCCGAGATGTCGGTCCACGTGGATCCCGAGAAGTTGACGGTGAGCGTCAGGTCTGGGTAGGCCGAACCGAAGCTGATCGTCACGACCGCCAGCCCTTGCCGTTGAGCCGCTCGTACTGCTTGATCGCGGCGATCACACTGTTCGGATCGGCGGCGGTGTTGATGTTGATCGTGTTGCCGCCGCCACCCATGCCGCCAGGCAACGGCGACGAACCAGGCGTGCGGTTCAACGGTACGACCGCCTCTGGTCCAGCCTCGCCGATCAGCGCCATCGTCGGACGAGTCACGATGCCGCCCGTGGCACCACGCACGTTTGTCCCGCCAGGCACGTAACGGCCGTACGAGCCGAGCGCATTCACTGTGCCTTTGGAGTCGCGGATTTCGGGGATCAGCGGGACAATGAAACCCTTTTGCATGGTGTCGACAAAGGCGCGCACCATGTCAAGGTTGCCTTGATCCAGTTCGGTGATGAGGATGGACTTGGTTTCGTCGGGGATGTCCTCGGACTGCATGATGAAATCCGCGTACGCCAGCGCTGCGTCATCTGCTGCCGTTTCGAGGTCGCGCCACGTTGACTCCGAATCGGCCATGACCGTCATCAAGTCGCCGACAGCGTCCTGCGCGTTCTGCCACGCCTGCTTGTTGTCGAACTTGCCCTTGAGCTTGTCGTAGGCAGTGCCAAGCTCGGCGGCTGCATCCTTGACGTCATCGAACTTGCCCTCGGTGAGGTCGGCTTCTTCGTTCAGTTTCTGAAGCTCACGGTAGAAGTCGGTTGTGCCCTTGGCGGCCTTGTCCGATTTTTCCCAAGTGTCGCCGACGGCGCCGCCATACGCTTCCACAATGCCGGTCACGTCCAGCAGCCAGTTGCGAACGTTCTCGCGATCTTCACCGGAGGGACCGAACAGGAACTCCCCGAGCGGCCCACCGCCGGGAATCTTGCCGACAGCATCGGCCAAGATCTGTGCGTTCTCGGCTGCGTAGACGAAGTCGTCAGCAAGCCGACCGCCAACGGTGATCGACAGATCTTGCAGCTTGTCGTTCAGCTCATCCATCCGCGCCCGGTACTTGCGGGCACGCTGGAGTTCTTCCTCGCTGATGATCTTCGCGTCAGACACACCCTCAAGTGCGACCTTGACGTCGTTCGCCGACATCTCGAGCAGCTCGGCGACCTCGCCGTAGCTCTTGCCGAACAACTCCTGCGCCGCCTTAGCGCGCTTCGTCGGGTCCTCGATCGCGCCAATCGTCGTGGCCGCGTTGATGAACGTGGCGTTCGCGTCGACAATGCCGTCTTTGGTCTTGACGATCTCGACGCCGTACTCCGACAGTGCGGGCTTGCCGTCGGCGATCGACTTGTTCAGCTTCTGGAACGCGCCCTGAATCGTCCCAGCCTCGATGCCGATGTCACCAGCAACCTCGATCCACCGCGATGCGTCCTCGACCGCGAGGCCGGTCGCATCGGCAAACTTGCCGGCGCCGAGTGCTGCATCCTGAAACGCGTTGACGGCCTTCACGCCGAACGCCACCAGCGCCGTGCCGGCGGCGAGCGCAGCCGGTGCAGCGTTCTGCTTCAGCATGTCGCCGAGGCCCTTGGTGCCAGCCTTCAGCTTGCCGGTGGCCGTGTCGGCCGCAGCAATCTCGCGCTTGATCTTGCCGAACGAGCCCTTGTCGTCGACCTCGAAGAGTACGCGGATCTTTTCCGTAAGCGCCACGTGTCCTCCTCGTTCAACCGAAGTGCTTGCGCAGCACTTTGCTCGTGTGCTTGCGGGCCACGTCAGGGAGCTCGCGCTCCATCTCCGTAGACGCCTTGGTCCACGAGCCCTTACCGCGAGACGCCGACACCGGACGGCCGCGGCGAGACGTGCCGGCCTTGCGGCCCTCGTTCAGCACCTTCACCGCACCACGCGCCCGAGGGCGAGGGCCGATCTCCAACGTCGACAGGTTCACATTGTCGAACCTGACACCGAGATTGATCGGCCGACCGCGCCGCCAGTTCGACAGACCGAGGTCGCCGCCGGCCCCCGACTGAATCGCCGAGTTGCCGATCTGCTTGCCCTTCAAACCGACGGCACGCATGAGCGACTCGTCGGACAACTCTTTCTCGATGCGCTGCACCTTGCGGGCGAGGCCGGCGAGAGAGTCGGTGGTCACGGCTCGTCGTCGCGATGCGACCACCAGACGTCGGCCCACGACTTGCCGAGCGTGGCGATGCCGAGGCGGGCACGTTTGGTTGCGTCGTCGATCGCGTCAAGCATCTCGGCCATCGCCTTGCGGTAACGCACGACACTCGGGTCATCCGGGTTGGCCGCGACGAACTCGGCGACAGCGCCAGCAACTGACGGCATGGTCAGGCCGTGAGCTCGGCGAACCCGCCCGTGATCTGCGGGCTCCACGTACAGGTGGGCACGTCGCCGACCGACGCGTTGAACGTCTGGAAGTTGCGGTTGAGCGCAGCGCAGATGAAGCCGGGGTTGCTGGTCGAGCGCGAACTGGACGTGCGGCGGACCTCGATGTAGATCAGGCTCGTCGAGCCGACCGCACGCACTGAACCGTTGACACCGATGAGCGAGTTGAGCTGCGTCGCGGCGTAGTCGTTGAGCAGGCTGAGCGACAAAGTGCCCGACCGCAGACCGGCAACGAACATTTCGAAGCCGCCAGAACCGAACGTGGTCACGCCAGGGGTGGCGGCCATCGCCTCGGTCTGCACGCCAGTGACGAACGCCGAGATGTCTGACGGCGACGACAACGAACAACCGGTCGGCGTCGACGCCGTACCAGGCGCGGTGCCGCCGGTCGTCGACTGAGCGACAGCGATGTAGAGGGATGTGAGTGCTTCAATCGCCATGACGGCTCCTTAGGGGGTGAAGATTGCGATGGACGCGAGGACCGTCGCGACCGGAGAGGCCGACGCGGTGATGTTGAGCCGCCACCACGTGTCGGTGACAGTCAGCCCGGTAGCGGTGATCCACTGAGCACCGACCGCCGAGATCGCAGCGCCAGCCGAACCACGATTCGTGTACGAACCGCCTGACGTGGGCGCCGACTGCAACTGGCAGGTGATCGTGCCGGTACCGGAGTAGGCCGACACATGCACCGCCGCAACGACGTACAGGCTTGAGGTGAGCGCACCGATCTGCACGGGCGTGGTGGTCGTCGTTGCCGTGATGTTCGTGGCGTCCGACCGGGTGACCTGACCCTCTGCCATCGGCGGGAACGTCGTCCCGGACTGGATCGTGTGCGAGATCGTGGACAGCTCGCCAGGCGCCGACAAGTTGAACGGCTGACGGGCAGGCAGCAGGCCGTTCGCCATCACAGCGAGCGAACCAGCAGTGACGCCGTCAGGGGCGAGCGTCACGATCTGCTGCGTGCCGAACACGCCACGCGAGTACTCCGACCACGCCGACGCGGCGTAGTCGTTGAAGCCGCCGATCGACACGTTGAGCGTGCGCAGCGACGGCGCATATTCCTCGTACAGACCGGAACCCCACGTGGTCTTGCGGACCGTGTTGACCTCAACGCCCCAATCGACTTGATTGGAGGTGGAGGTCATGTTGAACGAGCCGACGGCAAGTCGTGCGCCGGTAGGGACTGTGACGGCCATTAGACCTCGGCTCCTTGCTTCTTGGCGATGAACGACAGCAACAGTTCAGCCGTGGCGTTGTCGGCGTCGTAGTCGCCTGGCTGGATCTTGAGGCCCTGCACCGTGCCGCCGAACGACTGATCAACCATCAACGCGTCGACCACCGATTCACCGTTGCCGGTGCCGACCGACAGGTAGTCGTCGAGGCGACGGATCGCGCCGCCGTCGACGTTTGCCGTGTCGATCACAAGACGGGCCTCGATGTAGGCGATGCCTTCGGGGCCGTAGGTGCCCCAGTAGTTCGGGGTGCTGGCGAGCTCCAACCGGATCACCGGTGCCGGCTTGCCGTCGCCGAACTCGTCGATGTTGACCTGACGTTGCGGGCCACCGGTGAGATTCGCCCGCAACTGGGCGCCGATCGCCTCACGAATCGTGGACAAAGTCAGACTCATGCGAGGCCGAACGCTTCTACGCGCTTGTACGCCGCAATCGTGTCCCGCACGATCGGATTGGTGCGAGCGGTCACACCACCGACATCAGAGAACCCGACGAGGCCGAGCTTCACCTCGTCACGGTTCGTGATGATCTCTTTCGCCACGATCAACGCTGCCTGCTCAATGCGGGCGGGGATCGCAGCCCAACCCCACGTCGCCGTAACGCTGATCGTGGCCTCGTTCCCGTTGAGGGCGCCGACATCCCACGCGCCCGACAGGAGCCGGATGCGCGTGTACGGCACCGTCTCGCCGGCCAGCGTCAGGCCGTTGACGGGCTCGAGCTGGTACAGACTCGACGACACCGTCGCGCCGCCCGAGGTGACGGCGGTGACGGTCGTGCAGTCGTGCATCCTGACCAGATCCCACGACTCGGGCCGGTACAACCTGGCCGTCGCCGTCTGAGGGGTCATGAACCGGCGGCCGCATTCCTGATCGAGCATCGCCTCGGCGGCGTCGCATGCCGCCTCGATGAACTCGTCGTCGGCGGTGGGGATCTCTGAACGGTGATACGCCTTCACCTGTTCAACCGTGAGATATCGGGGCATGGGTACTACCTCAGATCCTCTCGGGTGTCTGCCACCAGACGACATGGACAACAACTGCCAACGGCAACCACGCCACCGGCACAACCTGCGCCGCAGCGACCGCCAACACCGGACCGGCCGCGTGCTGGTAGAGCCGCACCGAATCGGTGGCGATGAGTAGCTGCGCGTAGGCCAGAGCAAGCACCAGCCACAGCCGCCAGTCGGAACTGACCAGCCCGGCGAGACACACGCCCCACGGCGCAACCATCAACCAGGCGTCACGCCACTGGTCACGGTGGGCCGCCAACGCAGCCTGAACCGGATGATCGGCTATGGCTTGAAACTTGGGGCCGAGGGGGTCAAGGCCAGGCTTAGCGATCAACGCTCGACAGGCGACCACACAGAGGGCAATCAGGGGCAACGGCGACCACAGCCACAACGCCGACCACACGGGCGCCGTCTCACGAATGCACGCCGCCACGGCGATCACCACAACACCGGCAACCACCTGCGCCGGATTGCCGAGCTCGATCAGCAACACGCCGACCATCGACACCGCCGTCGCCGGCAGATCAACACCGACCGGGATCACCGCGACGGGACCGAGGATGCCAGGCAGGGCGCACAGGAACACCGCAGCGGCTACCGCGATCTCCCACCGGTCACCGGCAGCGAGACGCCAACCGATCGTGCTGGCTGCAAGCACCGGCCACGAGGCCAGCCACACGAATCGCCAGGCGGCCAGATCGGTGCCGCACGCCTTCGGCAACAGCCAGCGCAGGTGGAACGGGCGAGGCACCGGGCGACCCTCCGCGGCCGCCAGGTAGCGGGCAGCGTCAGGGCCGATCATGTCGCACCGCCAGCCCGTAGCAGGTGTTTGACAACTCCCACCCCCGGCCAAGATGCGGCATGAGGTGGTGGGCGTCATGCACGACGATCGTGCCGCCAGGTGCGAGCAGACGTTCAGCGGTTGCCACGTCGCGTTGCAACGCTTCCTCGCGGTGGTCGCCGTCAATGAACACAAGGTCAAACCCCAGCTCGAGGTCGTCCGTTGATGACACGCACGCCACGTTGGCCGGCAGGTCCGGCCAGATCGTGTGGTGTACCCATTCGTCGATATCGCACGTGACGACTCGCGTCGCCGTGGTGGCGAGCGCTCGGGTCGACACGCCGAGTCCGGTGCCGATCTCGAGCACGTTCTTGCCGGCGGCCATCTCGGCCAACACGGTGCGCTCGTCGTCGGCGATGCTGATACGCGCCACCCGAGACGACGGCTCGCCGGGGTCGTCGTCGCGGTAGAACCCGCCTGACGTGTGCCGGATCATCGGTGCGCCCACATCTTGAATTGCTCCTCAGCCATCCAGATCGGCTTGAGGTGCGACGTCTTCACCGAGGCGTCCACATAGATCGGGATGTCATGCTCTGCCGCTCGAGCGCAGAACGACAGATCCTCGCCGAGCAGTTCACCGGTCGACGGGTTGCGGAGCGGCGTGTACGGGTTCGGGCCGAGCTTGTCGTACACCGAGCGGTGAACGATGATGCACGCCGAACCGGTGCCACTGCACTGCGTCAACGTGTCTGACTCGTAGCCGTGGCGAGGCATGAACCCCGACACACCCTCGGGCGTCGTCACCCAGTCGTAGATCGTCGGGACAGGCGCCGTCCAATAGCCGTTCACGCCGTCGGCGTTCAACTCCTTGGAACCGAAGCACAGTCCACCCACAATCGGGCGCTCCTTGGCATCGGCCGACGCCAACAGGCGCTCGACCGTGTCGGGGGCGAACCCCATGTCGGTATCGGACCAGAACAGCCACTCCGACTCGCGCGACTCGAGGAACATGCGGGCGGCGTCGTTACGGGCCTGGATGATCCCGCCCGTTGAGTACCTGACCGCGATGTAGCCGCCACGCAGAATCCGTTGGTGTGTCCCGATGTCGCACATCAACAGATCGGTCATCGACCGATACCACGAGTGTGCCACGTCCGTCGAGTGGACGTAGGCAACCGTGACAGCATCGGCGACGGCGGGGCGGTTGATGCCCCGCGGCTTCACCGGGCGCGCTTCTCGCCAGGCCGAGCAGTCGCCTGCTCGACGCCACGATGCACCACACCCGACGACGTCTCCATGACTTCGGGAGCGTCGGAGAACATCTCGGGATGAGCGCGCACGAACGGGTCGTCTGCTTCCCAAACGGACCCGGCGCGCAGGTGAAGCGTCTGGCCTTGCCAGCCGACGATCGCTGATGCTGAACAGAACTTGAACATTGGCAGTCTCCTTGGTTGGCAGTGGGGGCAGTTGCCCCGCCCACCGACTGCCGGCGGTGGGCGGGGCGGATGATCCGAGGTGGATCAGGTGTTGGTGAGCACCCGGAAGGCCGTGTCGATCACCGAGTCGGCGCCGACGCGGGCGTAGGCGAACAGGCCGCGCTCGCCGGTGGGCCGGTTGTTGGTGACGTCCGTGACGAGCGGCAGAACCTCGACCGACATGCCGGCGCGCTGCGCGACGACGTAGTTGGAGAAGTCGCCGACGACGAGGATGTTGCGGGCCGTGGTCGTGGTGGCGACCGCCGGGGCGTAGTCCGACAGGAGGACCGGCTTGCCGTTGAGGAGCGAGATGCCCTCACGGGTCTGGTCGACGGTGAACCGCGAGGTAGCCGTACCGGAGCCGAAGCCACGAATGGCGTTCTCGTAGCCGACCGACATGAACCACGAGGCCCGGGCACGCCAGCGCTCGGGGAGCGCCGCCCAGATCTTGTCGATGTCGACGGCACCGAACTGGGCGTTCGTCGTGACGGTGGTCTCGGCGTTGGTGTTCGCGTCGAGGGCCGTGAAGATGCCCCAGGGCTCGTTCGTGCCGGAACCGGTCGCCATCTTGGTGGCGATCAGATCCTGGTAGCCGAACTCCATCGCACGGCCGAGCTCGCTGGCAGCGTTCGGGTAGTCCTGGCCGAACTCGATCGAGTACGGGATGTAACCGCGAGCCATGTGGGCGGTGACCGACGGCTGAGCCGTGGTGATCGAGTCGTCGGAAACGGCAGCCGCCTCAGCGTCGAACGACCACGCCGCCGCAGCAGCGGACACGCCACGCCACGCGTCGGTCGTGATGACCTCGATGCGAGACACGCCGAGCAGCGGCGTCGCGCCGGTGCCCGTGGTGATGAGAATCGTCGGGTCAATGAGGACCGGCACGCCGAAGCCGCCAGCGGTGTCGACGCCGATCGACATGGCGCGGAACTCGTTGACCGCACGCACTTCCTCGGTGTCCCAGCCGGGCGACGACGGGTTGGCGAGCATCTTCATGAACGCCGTGCGGTACTCGGGCGACTCGGTGAGGAGCATGCGCTTCGCCAGGTACGAACCGTCGACGTTCTGGTTCTGCGTCTCGATGAGACGCTGAACGCCGGCGGCGCGAGTGGCGCCGAGGATCTTGTCGCTGGCAGCGTCGAGGATACGCATGGAGGCGTCGCGCGCCTCGCTGCGGCTCATGCTGCGGACGTCGGTGACGGCGACCTTCTCGGGCTGACGGATGAACGTCGGGGCCGACTTGGAAGCCTCGGCGCGAGTCTCGAGCTCGGCGAGCTCGGCGAGACGAGCCTCAGTCTCGGCGAGCTCGGTCTTGATCGCCGCCGCACGGGCGACGATCTCATCGGCGCGAGCGTCGCAAGCAGCGGCGTCGCGGGTTTCGTCGGGGGTCAGGGTGTCGGCTTCGGAGCGGAGCGCGTCGCGCTCGGCCACCAGCGTCTCGACCCGAGCCCGCAGGGTGTCTGCGTACTTCATGGGGAGTTCTCCTGTTGGAGTCAGGCAAATGCGAGCAGGGCGCGCGCACGTGCGGTCTTGGTGGTGTGCTGCTCCGAGTGGCCGCCGGCCGGGTCGGTTGCAAGGTCGACGCGTGCCACATCGGGCGGGGCGTCGACATCGGCGAGCGACCGGAGGTCGGTGCCGGATGCGAGGAGCTGGGCAATCTCTGCCCGCACCTCAGGATCTTGAAGGGCTGTCAGCGCCTGACGGCTGCGGACGCCAACGGTGGTCTGCTCATACGCGGGGAACACGACCGGCCCCACCTCGTACAACTCGACCTGCTTGATCGTGCGGACCTTCTGCCCGTCACGAGTCGACCAGACATCGTCGACGACACGGAACCGGAACGACATGCCCGTGATGGCACCGTCGCGAATCGCGTCGCGGACCGGTTGGATCAGCCAGTTGTCGGCGAGCCGTGCCCGGACCTTCAGTCCGTGCGAGTCCTCGCGGATGTTGCGGATGGTGCCGATCGGCAGCGATCCGATGAGCGGGTGCTGGCCGTGGTCGAACTGGAGGATCGGCGTGCGCTGCCCAAGTGAACGCTTGAACGCGCCAGGGGCGATGCGCTCGACGAACGTGCCTTCCCACGAGTCGATCAACGTCTCAGCGTTGAACACAGCGCCGTACCCGTCGAGGGTCAGCCCGTCGTCAGACGGCTCTGCACGGAACTCGGCGAACCGGGTGAGGTTGTCGACCGGGACGCCTGACGGCGCGTCGATCTCCTCGTCATCAATCATGTCGATGGTGTCGCTCACGCGGCGGCACCCCCTTTCAGATCAGGGCAAGAATCAGCACTAGGGCTTCGTCGTCGTTGCCACGAAGGTCGATTTCCTCGCGGGAGTATCGGAACGCCGGCCGGTACGGGGTGCCTCCGGTGGGCACCTCTGCGTCGCCGCCGACGTTCAGCGACCAGTCGACAAGCTCCCAGCCGTTGGCGAGCTGCCACAGGTCGGCAGCCACCGGCTACTCCGAGTAGCCGACGAAAGCCACCGTCGAGGTGACAGTGAGCGTGTTCGACGCGACGGTGCCAACAGGGCGCACGATCCACT